TACAATCATTATCTGTAGGAGCCCTCTCTCCAATAGAGTTTCTTGAAATTCTTGTAGGTAATATGATGTTATTACAATAGAACAATTTGGATATCCGCCAATTTGATGTCCTATAATTGTATTTGTAATATTATTGCCTTCAGAACCATATCGATTCATGGCCTTCTGAAGATACCGCTGTGCTCCCTCGGTCATTGGAGTTGTTTTAAGAATATTTTCTCCTTCGTCAAAAAGAACAATATCACAACTTCTCAAAATTCCTTTTTCGTCTTCGTTTCTCCAGTCTGAATCTGTTGATTTGTATCCCTTTTTTGCGTTATATTCTACTGCTGCTTTATCTACTGAACCAACCAGAACAGCATCATTGTATCTATCTACAATTCCATATGACAATCCCATCATTTTTGCAAATTTCAATAATACATCATTTGCTTCTGATTTTCCGGTTCCAGAAGGCATAATAGAACAAACATGAGCACGAATATCTTCTTCTGCTCCACCACCTCTTATAATTTTGATATCCTTTAGAACTTGTGACATTCCACAAATAGCATACAACTCACACAAAAGAGGTTGTTGAACAACTACAGAATTCCAATAAGTTCTCCAATAAACAAGAAAATTAGACTGTTCATCTACCTTTTCAGAATTCTTATTTGCAAAATTATGTTTTCTTTTTAAAATCTTTAAATGTTGTTCTAATTCATCTTCTGATGCATCAAATCCATATATTTCGTGATACGACTGTTTATAAAGTTCTTGACATAGTTTGTTTGCTTCTGTTAAGTTAGAACTCATCAAAATAGATTATATGGCATATTATTTATCAGTTTGGAAAATTCAGGAAGGAGAAGAGGGCCTTCCTGAACAGAACAGAATGCCGTATTGTTTTTATGAACGCTGGAATACACCAAGATTCCGGAGGAAAAATCCAAGTTGGTACTTTCGTACCAAGTAGATATAAGACACACTAGTATTTTAAAACTATGTTAATTTAAAAAAGATTCAAATTGTAATATTGTAACTCTTTGCTGCTACAATACGAACATCATCCTCTTTGATTGTCTTCCTACCTGCGTGCTGTGCAAGTTGATATGCTTCCTTACAGAGATTTCCAAGAATCTGTTCGGTTACAGTAATAAGTGCCGCTGAACCATCAGCACCTACTCTTTCTGCTCCATTTTTCTTTGCAATGCGAATAATAGTTGCATTTGGTAAATCTGCCATAATATTACTGTGAATTTGTATTATTTATAGATTGTGCTTTGTTTTCCTTAACTAAAGTAGATTGTGAAGTATTTGTAGAATTAACATTATCAGAATTGTTGGTTTCAGAAGTTGCAATTTTCTGGTTTAAAAGTGGATTCTGATTCATTAACTGTGCCTGTTGTTCGGCATATCCCGAATCTGTAGGCAATAGTGTCATGTATGTTTGGTTTGGATCGCGCTCGGCAGGAAGTCCTACCTTAGTTCTCCATTCTTGAATACTGATTCTGCCATCTTTTGCTGGTTGCTCTAAATCTTTTATATCAACTTTTGGTTTTGAAAGTTCCTCGAATTCTACTTCTACTTCTCCAGGAATATAATTTGGACCTTCTCTTTTTGCTATAATCTGCTGATTGACAATATCCTTAACTATATTTTGAATTCCTTCAAGAGCCACCATCCGGTCTTCTTCGGAAATATAACCAGAAGCAAATGTAGTGCCCTCTGCCCTACCCATCGTTAACGGAGCCTGCATTAAACCAATTTGAATATCTTTTTCTAGTGATTCCTTGAATCCTGTTACATCAATATTAGAACCACCAGTATCAAGTTGATGAACTTTAAATCCAGTTCCTATGATATCTTCATTCTGTTGCATATCGGCATGGCGTTCTGTAAGATTGTCGAGCAATTCGTTTACTTTATTGATATCTCCTTCTTTTACAAATTCTGTAAGGGCATCATAGTCGATGTGGTATCTACCAATACCATATCGTTTGATATATTCAGTATATCCTTCAATCAAATCCAGATATTTAGGAATAAGATATTCAATAGATTCAAGCATTGATAGACCATACATTCCAAAAGTTTGTTTCCCCAAAATATCTTTAAATACCTTATCTCTTGGATAAATTGCACCATATATTACTTTTTTTAACGTAAGTTCTTCACTGATGTCCGGATATTGTTCATTTATAAATATTTTTCCGATTGGAGGTGTAAGAATAACAGATGTTCCATTTGCTGGATTATATCCTTCTGGATACATTGTAACGGCAGACATTAATACAGGTTCGAAATTAAATGTGGCTTGCTTGAAGTCTGTTATTTTTGCTACATATGTTCCGTCTCTTACAAGAAGTCTACTTAAAGTCTGTGTTTTTTCACGGAGACCAATTTTCTTTGCCCAAAGAGTATATTCTTCCACCTTTGTTTTATCTGTCCCGGTAATTCTAAATCCTTTTGCAATTGAAAGGCTTAATTTAACCAATGGAATAAATATATGAGGTGACAAAGTAGAAACCTGCATATACCAATTGAATCGATTTGTCTGATCTAAGTTGGTGTAGTAGCCAGCACTATCAACTTCATATTTTCTGTCTACTTCTTGTACAAATGAAGCCAATAAAATAGACTTCAATAATTCATTTCTATCAGTAATTATTTCTGCTGTCATCTTTTTCTACCTCTTACAAGATTTCCTAAACTTTTGATATTCCATTCTTTCCTATAGACCATTCGTGTAAGGCCCTCCAGGGCATCAGGGCCATCATCATATCTTCCAACCGGATATTGTATCAACTGTTCTATTAATTCAGGATAGACATCTCTCCAGTCTTCTCTGAACAATACTTTTCCACTGGAAACCAGGGGCTCAAGTCCCTCAATACGTGTTTCTTTTTTGCGAACATTATTTATCTCTACAACCTGCAAATCTTCATTTTTAGCATGTTGAGCAAATAATGTCTGGTATCCATTAGATTCAATACCAGTTTTGATTACATGATACTTTGGTGCCATTACAGCAAGTTCATTGATAACTTCATATGGAGTTCTAGTATTTGTAGCGATACAATCTCTGACATAAACGCAACCGTTCTTTCTTGCCCCAATTAGAGCAAACATATAATCTCCTTTGCTTTTGGCAAGAGAACCAAGAGAGGGATCCATGTATGCGTAATTTGGTTCTACATGTAAATCTGATTCTGCTTCATTGTAGAAATGCATTTTATCAATAGAAAATAACTGTGTTTCAGCAGGCAATGGATTGTTCATATACTGCGAATAGTACTCCACTAATCCCTTTTCTATTTTTAACGATGTTATTTTATCATGATCAATAATTGTTGGAAATAATAAATTTCCATCTTTATCTACAACTGCTTCTGTTTCAATATGATATTTGCTTTTTTCTGGTAATTTTTCATTGTTTATAATAATACTATTATAAATTTCATCCGCGTGCCATCTTGTTCCGACAACTATTAATAGACCATCTGGTTCTAAAATTGATATAAGGTCTTGTAGCCATCTTTTTTTGCGTTCACGAGTAGTTTCTGACTCACGATCATCATTATTTGCCAAATCGTCGCATAGAATAAGGTCGTAATGTTCAGAAGTCAAAGAAGATAACGCGCCTTTGGCTTTTACATTTGGTTCTTTCTTTACTACTCTTGGATAAAGCCAGATTTCCTGTTGATTGTCTCTTTTAATTGGACAATAACCAAAAATTCTGGTAAGTTTTTCATTGTCTCTTAAATGTTGTTTGATTTCCCCTACAAATTGTTCTGCTAATTCATTGGTTGCAGAAGCCACCAATATTCTTTTTGTAAATCTTCCATTATTATCAAACCAATCTTGTATAAGATAATTTATTGCAAAAGAAACAGTATATATTGTTGATTTATAGGTGCCTCTTGGTTTTAAATACAAATGTCGATTGTATATTTTGATATTTTCTTCAAGAGGATTGCACCATATATCTCTATGTTTTTCGGTTATTTTATCATAGCCTAAAACTGTTTTGGCAAGATTATAAAGAGTAAGTGGTTTGCCGTAAATTTGCAAATTGGTCATTTTCACCAAAAATCAAATCTTACAAATACATTTATTGGAGAATCAATTAGAATAATATCACCATCTTCACAACCACCATCAATTATTGTAGGGATATCAAATATAAAAGTGCCTCCTTTATAACTTCCTTTGTATATTTTAGAATCAAATAATGAAGTTCCATTTTTTGTAATATCGATCATGGAATCAACAGGACTCAAATTAGTTGCCACTACAATGTTTTTGATTCTTGCCTTTGGAGTTATGAATATTTCAGACGAATTCATATGATGAAAGAATTCATGGGACAATGCTGCATGTCTTATCATATCAAGATATTGTTTATGGGGGTCTCCTCCAAGATTTTTCAGTGCATTATGATCAATCTCTGTAGGATAAACATCAATGATGGTATATTCACCATTATTTGATGTTCTTGCATCCAGAATTTTACTGTTGCTTTTTATTATCATTGTTTTCCTCAAGTTTTGAAATCCAGTCTGGAACAGTAAAGTTCATATCAGAGATTTCTCCTTCGACCTTACCCTTCATTGTTATATATTCAGACTTCAATTTTACTAATTTATTATATTCTAAAGTATTTTCTTTTCCCTCATCAATCATCTGAAGTTCTTGAATATTAAGTCTTGCAATTTCTTCTTTGATTAAATCAATGGTTTTAATTGTTTCAATTCTTAAAAGTTCGTCTCCTTCTAATTTCTTATAATCTATATCATTTGTAAAAATATGCCTGGAATGAGCCTTTATCTCGGTTAGTTCTACCATAAATCCATATTGACCATGAAGTTTGTCTCTGACTTCTTTATCGGTCATTTCGGCATTGTAAAGTATTTGGTCTACAACATCAGAAATTAATTTATTCTGACAAATACGACATCCTCTAATATTCTTATTCTTAATGACAACCATGTATAAATACTAGGAGAGAATAGATAAAATAGTTTTGTAACTTTTAGAAAAAGTTATCGAAAATTATGCTGCTGCTTCGTATTGCATACATACAGCATCTTTGCTTATCTCAATACATTTTAGATTGCATTCCATATTCAAATTAAATTTACAAGTAGTAGCCATACATTTATCCATCTTGGTCATAAACCATTCTTTTTTGCACATACTTGTAGGATTAATCTACAATAAATAAAAGAGTTTTTAAAATTATTTTAATGGTATTCCAGTTAAATTACTTAAATGGTCTGCAAGAACACGCGTAATTTTAAGATCTCTTTCCTCCAGATATCTACGATGTTCTTCTAAAACATAAACAGTAGTTTGAATCCATATCCTACCCTTCTTATCTCTTCTAAATACGGGCATAAAGTATACTTGTATTTTATATAGCATTAATTTTTGCAAG